GTCCCAATTCCCCTGAACGGTTTTTTTTGGTTACTGCTACGGTAGAACATATAGACGGTTTTTAGTAATCAAAGAAAAAGATTTCAAATTAAACCCTGAGCTTTAGCAGCTTGGTATTTAGCAATAAATTCAGGGTCATAACTAACTTGTTGTTGCCCTTGTTGAAATTGCTGTCTTTGTTGCTGCTGTGGTTGATGTTCTTCAGCAAAATAATTAAATGGTCTATCACCCTCATTAATCAATTTCATGCAATCAGATTGGCTTACGTCATGCAGTATCGTACCTTGTTGGGTATAAGCTACATATTTACCTTTCATCTTCATACAACCTGAAAACACCGGCTTTGCAGTTACTTCATATTGGATTTGCGAAGTGTCGATCTCGTAAGGGCGATTAGGATTATATTTAACTACTATCGTCTCCATTCTGACGTCATTTTTAGCCTGTAACTCAGCATTACGTTTTTCAGGATTCTTTAAATCAGCATATTGTTCTGGAGTAAGACCAGCCATAGCTGCATCATACTTAGCCCTTTCGGCTAAAGTCATATTAGAAGAATCTGAAGGTAAGACAGGTTCGTCATGGGCTTTGGCGGTTACTTCCTTATCACTCATATGAAGATATTTAGTAGCAACCGGATAACCAATCCAAACAGCAAAACCGATGATACCTGCAACCATAGCAACACCCTTAATTAACTTAGGTGGAACCTTAAATTTATGGGTATCTAATACGGTCGATTCATACCAGTTAAAAACCTCTTTATTAGGTCTATAAATCGTAGTTGTACAACCATTTTTAAATGTAGCTTTCTGAAAGTCGTCTGGATCGGATTCAACAAAACCCCAAGAACGTTTGGCAGCAAAAGGAACATTACCATTTCGAACAAGATGAATATGCTCAGACGTAAGGCGTCTAACATGCGTATGAATAAACATCGGATGCTGAGTAACAATAAAAATATCCTTACCCTCATGACGATGCTTTTCTAACAAAGTCATCCAAGTTGGCAAGTCTTCTGTTTTACAGTTAGTCGGTACATCTCGAGTAAATTCCTGTACCTCATCAATGAAAATAACTGATGTTTCTGGTGTATCTACCCAATCCTTAAAGTGGTCAAGAACCTGATATGGAAAAGGTATTTCAGGTTTAAGTCCCCGAACATTACATAAGTAAATTGGACGTCCCTCACTAGACATCTTGTTAGCAAGTTCCATCATCATTGCAGTCTTATAAGAACCTGGCTGCGCTGTAATTAGTTTAATAGCCATAAAATCAACCCGTATTAATACCGAATGCACGAATAGCTACAGACATTAGTTTTAAGCTAAAACATGCAGCTGATGCAGAAAGAATAATGTTCACGCACTGGATGAAATCTAAGTACTGAATTACTTCAGCAGCAGTACCGCCAACCGTTGAAAGTTCAGTGGCTTTCTCAACAATTTTTTGCTGCATTTCATCGACAAAAGGTTTAACCGTACTGGATAAAAATAAGTAGATAACGCCAGCCGTAGCAGTCCCCAAAATTAACTTTGCAAATATTTTAAAAACTGCATATCGAAATAAAACCTTCAGTAATGCAGCAACAATAGCCCCAATAAACAATGGCATTAGATAGCCCTCACGGTTGAGTCAAGCATCTTAAAAGCAACCATCAAAGTGCAAAGATGAAGAAGTATTTTTACTAGTGCTAACAAGTCACACCATTGAGATAACGGAACCGTCATAGACCCATAAATAGGAACCGTAACAGTAAAATCCTGAACACAAGCAGAATTAGAAAACGTCAATTTATTAGATAAAGCCTGCAAAGAACCTGCAGCATCTGATTGAGCATTAAGAGAACGTGGATCATCCGAAGCATCACCAATCTTTTCATACTGTGAAGTATCAAAGTCTGATGAATCAGTCTTCATCATGTCTTTAAAATCAGTAGTCTGTTTCTCAATAGCATCAACAACAGGCTTAACATCAGTAGTTCCGCCACCACCACCGCCAACAGGCTTATTATTAATTGCATTTACGACTTCATTTAGCTTATTAGCAGTCGAATTAGTATTTGCATCAACCGCACCCTTAACAGCGCTTGTATTCGCGTCTAGGGCAGTTTTAACGGTATTTGCATTAGCATCTACAGCAGCTTTTATAATTTGACCATTCGTATTTACAGCTACCGTTGTGGCTTTTACAGAATCATTAACTGCATCTAACTTCTGATTTGTTGTATCAAGTTTTGCATTAGTTGTATCAATCTTTTTAGCAATATAGTTAAGTGAGTTAACTAACTCATTTTTAAGCCAAGTAAGCTTATTATTAACTGCATTGATAGCATCAAGAATAGCCCGCAAAATTGGTCCGTTATCTGGAGGTATTGCAGGCGGTGGTGTAGATGATGGAGGTGGATCGTTAGGATCTGGTGGATTAATTGGCGGAGGTGAAGAAGATGGAGGCTGATCAATAGGATCCGTTGGAGGTGGATTGCTATTTTTTACACAGATTTGCTGACCATTAAAATTGCCCGGTACATAATTAGGACCACAACCCGTTGGGGGCATAGCACAATAACTTGCACCATTCTTACAGCCTGATTGAATTGGTGGTGGTGGTGTACCTTCCGGACAATAAATAGATCCATCTGATAATCGATTACAACCATCATCAGGTGGTTGATAACAACCGCCATATGGATCCTTAGGATCACAACTATTTTTAGAAAACTCAGGTGTGCACGAAGGACTTGGAATTTCACTAACTGACTGCAATACAATTTGCTGCTTTTCATTCAGTGATATTACTAAAGGATCTGCTTTATTAGCTGCATCATAAACACAAAATGTACCATCTGGATTTTGCTTACATACACGAAGTGGAATAGGTGTATTAGCATCAAAATATGTTGGCACAGGGTAACCAGATCTAGGGCATTTTGTTACGACATCACACACTGCAAATGATGATGATGAAACAGAAGCATCACCAATATAAGCACCTGATGAAGAAAATCTTTTTTCATATAAATTACAATAATCACCAATGACTTCATATCGATAAGCATTTTTTAAGGATAAGGGTCTATTAGCAAAAGCAGATGCACAAGCAGCTTCCTTAGTTTGAGCACAATCTCCATTACCTGAACGATAACCAGATAGTGCAAAAGCCGAACTAGAACAAATAGTTATGATTATGAAAACTAAATATTTAAAAAACTTCATAAAAGCCCCCAACTTTTTAAATATTTAATTCTTATAAGATGGGGGTATTTCTACCCCCTGAGCTATTAGCTAAAGAAAGCAGCTTTAACCCATTTGAATACAACAGCAACACCCGCAAGACCGAGTAATGCAGCACCAACAGCAGTAATCGCAGCAGTACCGTCAGTTGTTAATGTAGCAACAGGACCCGCAACATCTACAGCAGCGTTTGCATTAGTAATAAGTGCAGCCCCAACAACAGCACCCACCCCAAAACGTTGTGCATTAGACAGTGTTAAAACACCACGTTTTTCTTGAACAACAACTTGATTATCCATAACAATCTCCAAGGGTTAAAAACCCATTAGTCTAAGAACGATTTTAAAAACATAGCTGAGACCGTATAAAACTGCGAAAGCAGCAAAAAGACCGATCACCAGATCCATGTTTAAATACCCAATACATGTCGTCTGGTCCGACCCATAAATCAAACAAGCCAACATAATTGAATTCCTTTACTTCCGCTTTTTATAGTAGAGATATAAGCCCACTGGATGAGCTATAACCCCTACCACGAAGAAATACCAAACTGCATAGATGACCATTAGAGACATCCCCAATAAATAGGATTGTCGGCTTACGATTAACGCCCCCAAAAGCCGACAAATTCTTTTTATTTACACTTGTAAAAGTGGATGCAGTAACTTGAATGTTTTGTAAACTCTGCACCGCACTTCTTGCATTTATAAATGTATTCTGCCATAGTGGAAATACACGTAAGTTATTGATTTATTTACATATTATACATTATACGAACAATCGTATAATTCACCATTAAGCCTTTGATTCCATTGGGTTTTTCTTTGGTAATGGCTTAACTGAAAAGATTGTTAACTCAGAACCAAAACGACCTTGTGACTCTGTGAATTCAATCTCGACCTCTTGTGCATTCTCAGCACAGTCATCAAGTACAGCTTTCATTTGATCAATCGGCATAAGACCTTGACCAAATTTGATGTTGTAACGTACTGGTGTGAACAAAGTTGTACTGAAATAAACTTTGTCGTCCTTCTTGTAGACGTCTGGCAAAATTGAGCGTTTGTTAAATGTTAATTGCATGATTAAACCTCTCTAGGCTACTAAACCGAATTTATCGGCATACTTGGAAACTGGTATTTGATAATCAGGTGGAAGCTGCTGCTCAAACTTGATTTCAATAAGACGTGTAAACGGAATAACTTTCCCGTTTTTATTTTTATGTAGGTTCTGTAAGTGACCACGATCAATATTTTTAACGCTAGTAAGAGCTTTAACATTGTCGTAAAAGGTACTTTCCTTATAGATGGCTTTAACTGATTCCCAGCCCATCTGTCTAAGTAAGCAGTAGAATTTAAAGGCATTATCTGCCTTAGTCGTACTTTTTTTACCAGATTTAGTAATAGTAAAAAGATTTGCACGAAGTAATTCTAAGATTTCACCATCATCAGAAAAATTCATATTCTCACCCTTTAATGCGCCAAAAATCGGGTCAAACGCTACATGCCATAATTTGGCTAATAAACTTGGTTGATCTCGCTGTAAGTCGATCAATTTCCACAAATTACTTGGATAACCATTCTTGGTTAGATATGTCTTACAAATACGAGCTTCAAAACGTAAACAGGCATTAGAAAACTTAAGAGCATCATGCATAGCTAAAACTAACGCTTTAGAGCGCATACAACCTTTATCGGCTTGCTTCTGAATCTTACTTAACTGAGATTTAACTTCTTCAAATTTGCCATAGGCTTTAGGGCGGATATAACGTCCATCTTCATTGCCCCACGTAATATAGTTGTCATACTTGACCTGTTTAGCCTTACGATGGCCAACAGAAATATTAGACATATAATCAAGAACTGGTTGCACCATATTCTGATGCGGTAAACGTACAAAATACGTTGTATCTAGGTGTAAAACCTCGATATTTTCAAAATCTAAGATTGGTAATAATTGAGGATAAGCATCGGCTAACATGCCAAGCATTTCAGTTGCACCAAGATGAATACTTTCAAAACCGTAAACGTTATGACCCTGCAAGAGTTTCAAAGGTGAAGCTTTAATTTCAACATACGGAAATGTATTCATCGTATTTGCATAGAACTTCATTGCCATATCCGTGTAATCGCTCGGAAGCGATTCATAAGGATGGTAAAGATCACCAGTAGTCGTAGAACCATCATCTGCCCTACCAACATGTCGAGTAGCTGCAGGCAAACCGAAATCACGGATATCACCATTAAAATAATGGTGTTTGCCGTCAACACAACGAACATGGGTTGGTATGACAGGGATAGCTAAACGAAGATGATCAAGCACTGTTTATCCCCAAAAATCACAAATACATAAATCATTTTTTATCAATAATACAGAAATCACATATAAACACAAGAATAAATCACAAATTCATTTAAAATTTATAAATCAACTAAGGAACCTAACAATGGCAAAGACATTTAGATTTACTGATGAAGAAGAAAATGCACTTAATGAAGTAGCATTAAAGTTGAATAGAGACTTGGTAAAAGCTGGAAAAAAGCCGTTGCGAGATACTGAGATATTCCACGAAATTATTAAGCAAACCCTTTTAGAAGGCTTTATAGAAGTAACTAGAGATGGGACAGTAAAAGTCGAAACAAAAAAATAAAATCTCTATGAAAATCATATAGATATATAATTATATTGTTATATATCTATAAAAAACAAGCATTTATATCAAAATACTCCGAAATTCCGGAGTCAGGCACACTATTAGATAGCAGTGTGCCCTTTCTCAAAATCTCCCAGAAAGGTCAGGCGCGACAAGTCGCTGCCCGCCCTTTCCTCTCCTCAAATTCGCATAATGAGCACTGATGTTAAATGCCATGCGAGTGCGTATGGAAATGGTCGCATCATTGACAAAAACCCCCGCTAGCGCGGGGTCTTTAGTCAACGAACATGGCAAGTAACATAATGCCGTATTATGCGAACTTTCAGATGCTAATCATGATTATCAAAATGCTGCTGATATTCTGAATTAGGAATTAGATGATCACAGAGAGGGCAAAAAGTATATTCGGCTCTAATTTTAGCTAAAACTTTTGAATTATTTACCCCACCATGAGAATAATAAGTAATCCAAATATCTTCTAACTCTTCTAAAGTAAATGTCATATTTTGCCAATCCTTCAAAAATCACAAGTATTGATTTTATTCATTTTTTCAACTCCCGGATTAAGCCAGGAGAGAGACCAGCAATGTAATAAAATGCCAATCAAAAATCTATTGTAAAGTCTTTTGTTCCGTAACCATGCCACACTTTTAGATGCCTCATCAACTGGCCAAACTGGAGTGTACGGCCACAGTATGAGCATTGCGTGTAACTCGAAGTTTGATCGCGTAAAAAACCGTAGACTACGCCTTGTGACCGAGTTGGATCGGTCACAAT